TTTGATAAGCTACAGCCTGTGGCTCATGATATTGTTGCTGCTGTTGTTACTCTCTTTAATGCCACTGGACTATTCAAACGATCGTGAATAACCTGCATCGGCTCTTAATCAAGCACGAAGGAATGCGCCTCAAGCCTTATGAGGATGTCTTAACAGAGGACATCACTATTGGCGTGGGGCGTAATCTTGACTCCTTGGGATTGACCGAAGACGAAGTGATGTACCTTCTCAACAACGATATAGTCCGTTGTGACAAGGAACTCCTACACAACTTCAAGTGGTATCCAGAGCTATGTAGAGCTAGGCAGGATGCGCTGATTAATCTGTGCTTTAACCTTGGCATAACGCGCCTCTTAACGTTTAAGAAGGCGCTACAGGCTATGGAAGCTAAGGACTACTCAAAGGCAGCGATAGAGTTTCTTGATTCGAAATGGGCAACTCAGGTAGGTGTTACTAGAAGTAATGATATTGCCCTTATGATCCGCACTGGGAAGTATCCTACAGAGTAACTTTTTCCAGCTTCTCCAGTTCTGACTCAATGATGAAGTCGCAGAACTGCTTAATCTTCCGAAGGTCGTCCACTCCTCCCTTGTCTCTCCATCTGGTTGCGTACTTCACAATACAACCTTCAGCAAAGGGCAATTGGTTAGCCATAATGTACTCAATCGGCTGAATCTTGAGCTTTTTGTAGTGGTCGCCAGCTACCTGATAGTCTGTGGATTTCAATGCAATTCTCCTGATTCGTTATCATACAGAAAGTCAAACTTCTCTTCTAAGCCCTGCTCCTCAAGAAACTCATTATGATCCATTAGCATTGCCATCATAGTGGCTATGCATCGCTTAGGGCCTTCCTCAAGGTCGTGAAACTCACCATCTAAGAACTCAGCCATTTCCTCTGAGGTCATTGCTATAATGTATTGCGTCATTTGACCCTCTCTAAGAGTTCTTCAATGGGTTTTAATTTCTCTTGCTCTAGCGTAAACCCGCCATCAAATAGCGGGGTGCATTGAGCTGCAAACTGCTTTTTAGTAGCCCAGCCTATCAGGTTGAATGTATTTTCATTCACTTTAACCACCAAGACACCTATGGTTGCTTTGAATGCCTCTAGGCTTCTGAATAACAGTTTATAGTGAGGCTTGGAGGCTGCTTTAACATCAATGGTAACGCCTTGGATGATGTAATCTACGCCACCATCTGAGCCGAGGTTATCCTTCGGGTCTTCCAAGTTAAATGTCTTAGCAAACACTAATTCACCTTGAACGCCTAGCAGCTCCACGTTCATGTTAGAAGTGTCTATTCTCAACTGAGTTAATCCTAACTCACGAGAGGTATCATATCTGGACAGTGCTACGTCTCTGCATAAGGCTTGTTCTTCATCCGATAGGGTAACTTGAATCATCTCAGGCGATTCTCGTGGTGTTTGATTTGCTCGTTAAACTCCTCAAGCATCTCTTCGTAGTCTGCCTTGTAGAGTTTAATGGGGTTGGACTTAGTAGCTATCATTTCTTCCACGAAGTCTCGTCCGTACATATCCTCCATCCAGAGGGTGTACTGCTGAGCGGCTGAGCCGTACCTCATTCCCCACATATTACAAGATCGGCATTGCGGATGTACATTCTCGATGCGCAGTGCCCAAAAGCTGGAGCTTCCTTTACTTAACCAATGCCCTCCCTGTAGCTGTGAGTAGTGATTAACAACCCCACAAGACACACAAGCGCAGTTACCATCATCATCCGCAGCGGCTAGTCTACATAGACGTTGAATGGCTTTGAGGCATTCCTGCCGTAAGACTTTGCTGCTTTTGACTTTAGGTTTGCGCTTCATAATCTATAAGGCTTTCCAGTTTGCAGGGAATTAATAACACGAATAGCTCTTAATCTTGTTCTACTGTCCATATGTTTCATACGGCTTTCCAGTAACTTTATGCTGAATAACTTGCTAGTCACTGGATAGATCATAGATAAGAACTTCATATCATCGCTTATCGTATAGACATTTCTTGCCTCAGTGTCGCTTGCTTGCTTCGCCATTGCTCGAATCTCATGTTAATGACTTGAATCTTATGCCGCAACAACACTGCTTTTTCTATTGCGACTTTTAACCCTTCGAGTAATTCAAGGTACTCAGGATGAGAATACGCATATCTCTCCTGTTTGGCAATTGGAAGTGAATGGTCTTGACGCTCTGCCTCAGCCATAAGAATAGCCTTCTTAGACTTACGGAACTCCATCAAGTACTGTTTTTCAGCCTCTGCTTGGGCGAACTCTTGTGTGACTCGCTCCAGTTCGGCTAGTGTATTTCCTTCGCTCAAATTCATTCTCCACATAAAGTCTTACACGTTCTTGGTAGTCAGGAGGAACTTTTGACAGAGCCTCCCGCCTTTCTTCTCTGGTCTTTAATGCCAGTATCTCTGCTGCGTAGTGTCTTGGCTTCATACTCGGTTGATGTATTCCATTATTAAAGAGATGTCTTTTACGTCATCGTATGGACACACACCAAACCCCTTATCATCGAATACTATGACATAAGGGATATTCTCTGCTTCTGCACAAAACACAGCTTCATTAATCGCGTCTTCAGCAGTATTAAAAACTATCATAAGCCTTTAGCCACAAATTCTAGTTCATCAACACCAAGCTCATTAGCCATCTTGGTAACGAGAGACAAACTAGCGTCTGTCTGGTATCTCCAACGCGAGACTTGCTGCTTATGAACAGCAAAGCGCTTCGCCAGTTCAACTGACGTTACGCCTTGCTCCTCTTGGGCAGCTCTTAATGCTTTCCCAAAATCAATCATAAGTTCCTCAGAATGGCAGGTCAGAGTCAAAGTCATCTTCAGGAGACGCTACAGCAGCGACCATAGGCTTCTGATCTTTAACTGTAAAAGACAGACTTACCAAAGGCTTCTTACCACCTTCCTTTGAAGTCCACGCAGATACCCAGTACTCAACGCCATTAATCTCTGCGCTACCTTTGAGATTAGGGTGCTTTTCAGTGGTCTGATTGTCATTCTTCCACAATGCGCCACGGTTGTTGTTATCGTAATCAGTCATTCTCTTTCCTCAATCGTAAAGTTTCAGATTTAATAATATCGGCAGTCTCTATAAGTAGAGGCTCTGCCAGTTCTAAAAGTTTATTATCGCGTTTGACTTCAATAATAAACGGTTTCATATCAGGGTGATAAGACGAAAAAATATAAGTATCAATCCCCAACACGAGCATTGAGCCTTGCACCTGCTGAATATAGGTGCTTGGCAGTTTTCCAGCACGAAGATAAGCGCAGTGAGTATGAGCTAAAGGACATTTCAGCTCTACGCCGCATTTGCCATCATCAAACAAACCATCAGGACTGCAACCTATCTCATGATTTGCCATTTTAATTAAGCCTACTTCTTCAATACTAATTCCTAGATTCATCTCCACAATCATTCTCGCGGTATCTTCTAACTCGTTACCACGTTGCATTGCGTCAGACTTAAATGTTTCAGTAGGTTTTCCAGTTAAGTTTTCGGCTATTAATTGGTTGATAAGTCCCTCACGGCTAGTAGATAACTTACCAGCCGTGGTGAATACCTTAGAAAAATTGCTTGCCGTAACCACACCGACTCTGGCCTGAAGCCATTCAGTAGAACCCTGAATCATTCTTTTTGCTCCTTGGCTTTTGTCATAGCAGTTATCATTTGCTTGTAATCAGCAACTGAAAGCTCTACCAATGCGGATATTTTTTTCTTAGCTAGAACTTGTTCTAAAGGGTAATTGTTTAGCTCAAGCATAGCTTCTAACGAGATTGCTTGCTCGGCAGTAATACGGTTGTCTAGCTCTGCTACACCATCGGTCATGCCATCAATATCATCGTCTGCGGCGCAACCACATATAGAAGCTAGAGTATATCTACGGCAATAAGTAATGTTGCTTCCGTATTCCCAAGGATGCGCTTTAGCTACAGGGATGCTTAAAGATGACTCAAGCCATTGCCCAGAGGTGTGCATCAACCTCGTAGTGACTCCGACTATATTGTTGTGGCTAAAAGGCATTTGAGTAAAGCTGATGCCATTTTGGTTTAGCGGCCCAATAACAGCCTTAATCACATTAGCTAAGTCAGCGTATTTAGAGCCTCTAGCTCCGGTGCAATTTTTTTCTGGTGGGACAATTTGCGATTGAGCTGTTGCCAAAGCAGTAGCCAGCTCGTTGATGTTTTCTGATGTTTGCATAGTAATCTCCTTTAGATAATGCCCAGATAGTCTACTGCTACTGTAGACATTGGTCAACAACTTTCATTTACAACAGGCAAAAAAAAAGCCCCTATGTAGGCAGGGGCTTGCAATTACTTCTAAAGGAGAATAACATCAAGGGGTCGGTGGGTTGACAGCCCTAAATCCCGACTAGACTAGGAAAGTAAGAAACCCGACAAGCCAAGTATACACAACATCTTGTGCCTGTCACAATCCCTTTCCCCTATATCTAGTCCCTCCCATCCGACTCGATCATTGTGAGAAATGTCACCCGTCTGGGTCTCCGGTGGAGATACCGAAAGGGCTAACGCACCGACCTTGATCTAAAGCCCTATGAAGATACCGCAGGGGCAAGCCAGCTTGTAAAGCAAATAATGGCGCGGAGGGTGTCAGGAAGGACACTTAATTTGCTGGTCTACGCTGACTTCCTAGAGGCGTAACCCGATAGCCTACGAACATGGCTTCGACGGTCAAATCCAGCCCTTATGCCTGTTTCTGGGGTAGGGGCTTGTTTGCCAGCACAACTCACAGACATCTCGGGTCAAGCATGATAATAACTACTGAACACATACAGGCACTACGCTCAGTCACGAACGGCTTCAGCAAGAAACAGATACAGAAGATGAAGCTAATGGGAGGCAAGGGCTTCAAGTCTCTGATAGGCAGAGAGGTCAGCGAAAGCGATTACCAGACGTTGCTGAACTACCGGAACAACAAGACCAAGACAAAAAAAAGAAAACACCTGAACCCAATGCCTAAAGACACTGGGTCATGGGATTGGAAGCCACAATCTCAAGACATTCCCGCCAAGAAATACTCTAATTCCCTTAAAACCAAACGCAAGGTTAAAGTAGCCAAGCAAAGCTCTAAACAGTTCTATGAATCTCCAGAGTGGCGGTCATTACGCTATAGGGTGCTAGAGAAGCATTCTGGTGAATGTATGCTATGTGGCAGGTCTAAGCGCAAGCATGGCGTGGTGATTCATGTAGACCATATTAAACCTAAGTCAAAATACCCAGAACTAGCCCTTGAGTACAACAACCTTCAGCTCTTATGTGAGGATTGTAATCTAGGGAAATCCAATAAATACGAGACTGATTACAGACCGGAGGAAGCATGATAAAAGTCAATCACTACTACAAGGATGGGACATTGTATCTTGGTGCAAAGTCAGAGCGTGACGGCAAGGTTTTAACCGAGTCTGGCGTAGAGCTTTACACTTATGGCGCGTTAGATCGGCATCCCAAAATTATAGCGAAGCTACACTGGCCTCATTCTATCCTTCCGCATCCCGCTAAGAGCTACCCAGTAAAGGCTAAAGAGCCTTGGGCATACACCGCTGCAACGTGGAACTTAGCAAAAGGACAACTCAATGGATAACTTATCTGAGAAACCCTGCCCTTGTGGTGACACAATGGGTGAAGTCATAGGTTTTAAAGAGCGAGTCACAGATGGAGCGATGGTGAAATACAGAGTTTGCTGGTACTGCCCAGAGTGTCACTCAGTGGAAAAAGCGATTGGCAGGGAAACATTTGTGGAAACAATTCATGATTAAGTAAACACAGACCGTTGACGTTGGTATGTGGTTCAGGCATTATTCTCAAAACAACAGGAGAATGACATGAAAGAACTAACCCTAATCGCTGCTTTAATCATTACCATTGTTGGCATGAGCTTCGCTGGCAAGTTTGACCGTGAAGAGGCAGAACGCGCCTCTGCTGAATACACCGAGATGGTGTGCCTGTTCAAAGAAACCAGTGGTGAGTTTGGCTGGCCTGACTTTAAAAACCTTAAAATTACTTGTGGAGAGTAACATGAGCTTAATTGAAGCGATTGACGCAAACCTTGATAACTTGGTTGACCCCAAGAACCGCTGCGTAGAAGCAACTGACGCAGCCGCTAACGAATTGGTAATTGCTTGGACTGAGGAAAGCCCTCACGACCTGCAAGAGTTTATGTTCAACGACAGCCCAGCTATCGTCTGGGAACAGTTCCACATAGATATGGCTATGGCATTCGCTGGCAAGATGAGCCACGATGACTTCTTCATCAAGTATTCGCATTACTTTGACATCGCCAAGCGCGACATTATGGACGACCTTGATTCTAAAATCTGGAACAGGTACACAGACCTACACGATGTGCCAGTGTTAGATATGTATGACTACAACGGTGTTCGTAGGGAGGACTTCTAATGTGGAGTTTAGCTCGTAACGGTGAAAGATTCGGCTACTGCGCCAAGGACAAAGAAGGCATAGAGAAGTACCGTGGCTGGTACATAGACGACCACGTTGTAGCTGAGGCTGCAATAATCCAACAGCGTCTCTGGGAAAAGTCCAAGAGTTCCATCCTTCAGTCTGAAGCCGAGAAGGTTGCTCGTGAAACGCTTGAAGAGCAAATCACAATCGTGGAGGTCAAATGAAAAAGATCAGAAGCATAAAGCGCTGTGAAACCTGCCCGACTTGGATTGGGTCAAAAAAGGACGTTATCTTGTGTGACGAATGCACAAGGCTTCAAGCAATGATGCAGTCTCTGTGGAAGACTCCTGAGATGCCTGAGCTGGCAGAACTTAGCAGGATCATAGACGCATTCCCCACTTCAATTACTGATTCACAGGATAGCTAGTCGTGCTAAGACCACATCAAGAATTAGCCGTAGA